ATTTGTAAATTTTCTCCAGCTACTGGTGAATTAGATACAGTTGTACTTGATCTAGCATAGGAAATAATATTATTGGTCATTTTTCTGAATGTAAATATATTACTTGGTGCGGCTATTTCTACATCATGATTAGCACCAAATACCCCAATTTTAGAATTTACACCAGGCTGATCATTTCCATGATAAGCGATTTTAGGAATACGATATTGGCGCAAATTTTTTTCGATTAATGTATAATCAGGGATTTCAGTGAAAACATCCGAAAAATTTTCAATTGGTATTAAATTCATGGTAAACATTTTAGATGTTTTTCTTGTAAGATCATCGTCTGGTATATTCGGCGAACTATTTATTAATTGATTTGCGCTATTGATATTCAAAAAATTTATAATTTCATTATGATATGCAAGAACATCAACAATATTTTTATAAATTTCATTAAAATTATTAATAACAGTATCCGCAAAATCATTACCAAGATCAATAATACTACTATTAAATTCGCCAGTCACATCAATAAGTACATAATATTCTGATTGTTTTTTAACAAAAGATGTTAAATTTTCGCGAATTTGGAATGATAAACTCAAAACTAAAATAACTTGCTCAACCAATGCTGGTAAAAAAATTTGGGGAATATGATAAAATGTCTCATTTCTGATAAAATAAATAATATTGGAAATGATATCAGTAATTTTAGTTAATTCTGAGAGAAATTTAATTAACAATTGTTTTATTGTCACAAAAAAATAGCCGTAATTCTCCGTTAAAAAATTCAAATCAGTTATAATTTTGGGAGTTAATGATAGCTTTCGAAAATTACGATCAGTAACATTATCTAATTTAATAGTACCAGTGATTGTATTATATTCCGCAATAACTCCTTGACTTCCGAAATATTGTTTTACAGTTGTCCTAAATTCTCCACTAATTGTACCAAACACAGATGATTTGTCAGTAATATTTTCTGCAACATGATATTCAATTGTTTGTCGAATATCATTCAAAGTAGCATAAGTAAATATGTCAGTATGGGGTAAAAATATTTCGGTAATTTTTTTGAATAAGTCAACCGGAATTTTCTGTTGAAAAATATTAAACCATTTGATTAAATCATTAGATTCTGGAAGCCATTTATGGGCTTTAAGATTAAGATATGGATCCGGATCCTGCATAAATTCATTAACATTTGGTTCTGATGGTAATAATAAACTGTACATATATACATCATCCAAACTTGTCAGATTATTTAATAATTCATTAACAGTTGTATATGCGTTGTTTGTTATTATTTTAACAATACATTCTTCAATAACTCGTTTAATATCTTGTTGCGCCGCTGTTACTAGGATTCGGTACAAAAATATAAATTCTCGGTATGTTCTTTTGACAGGAGCCGCTGATGTACCTGGTGCAAGTCGACCAGCAATATAAATTGGCTTTTCTGATAGTTCATCCAAATAATTTTGCCATAAACCAATTGGTGATAGAAATATTTCCGGAAAAGCAGTTGCCCTATAAGAACCATCGAGAATAAATTGTTGTAGCATATGCATCACCCTAAATATTTCGTACCATGTATATGTTACTCCCAGAACAGGAATTGTGGTAGCGGGTTTATTGCCTATCTTTGGCAATGGTGTTGGGGGGACTATATATATATTCGGCCTAAATTCAAATATATTTGGTTTTCCAGCAGAGGGTTTTGGTTTAATTTTACGAATAAATTTACCTAACATAATAAACCATGTTAGTTCTGGATTGCGAAAATTTAATTTTATGTCTCGATTTTTGGATAGCCGATAAAATTCGGTCTTATACTGTACATACTGTGGTTCTTCAAGCAAAGCACTAAATTTATCAGTACCTAATGAATTTTGTAATTTGACATCAATTGGATTTGCTATGGTATCATCACTATTAGTAAATAAATTTATTAAACTGTCACGAATACAAACTAAGTCATTGTTGCCTGGTGTTTTAGCATTTTCAATAGCCAAATTCTTTATATAAATATCAGCTGCTGTTTGCACCGAAACAAATTTATCATCATCAATTAAAAAATCTAAATTATTACGAAATAAAACGCCCTCAATATCCGTTGCCCATGCAAATGTATTAGTGTAAGTATTTTCCATTATTTGTGAATTAAGTGTTTGGTTCATTAAACTAAAGCGTTGCATAATTCTATCAGCAAAATTTCGAATATTTATTATAACAGAATTCCATGTTAAAAGATAAAACATTTTAGTTAGTGTCACTTCTTCACCATAATTAATTGCATCACAATTTTTGCAAAATATTAGTTTATCGATATATTCGGTATCAATAAGACTAATTAATTTAGGAACAAGAAGTCGCAGAGTACCATCAATTTGGGTATTCGTAATATTGCTTACCAAATTTTTTTGGGTAGTATATCTTTCATTAATACTGCGAACAATATCGGTAGTTTCTTCCGGCATAATTCTTTCTAAATTATTTGGTGACCGTGATACGCCAGTTTCAGTAGGAATTTTTGGACCCCATCCATTATTGTTTGGTGCAATATCAATCGGATTAGTTAATCCATTAAGTATACCCTCATTTATTGTAGAATAGGTTCTATCAATTAATTGTTCTAGTTTATTTTGTTGAACTGTTAAATCACCAAAATTAGGTTTATCAATTAATTGTTCTAATTTACTCTGTTGAACTGTTAAATCACCAAAGTTGGTTCGATCATTATCACTCGAATATGTTGGTGTAGATGCTATGTCGGAAAAAATAGTAATTATTTCCGCTTGTAATTCTCTGGAAAATTTATCATCGGCATACATTTCCGGTATTTTCATAATGGTATTAATCATATGAATTAAATTATTATTTAATACATCTGTTTGGCTTACCAATTTGATCAGTGTACTATTGGCATTTTCTAATGATTGATTAAGAGTTAACTCATCTATTTTTTGGGATGGTACTAACGATCCAACTGTTTTCTTGTGCGGACAAGCAATATCTTTTCCATTTATGGCATAATGTAAAGGAGTATTATTGGAACTATCTTTACGATTGATAATAACTTTTTTTTTTAATAAAAAATCGACAATTTCTTCTGATTGTAGAGCTGCTGCCAAGTGGATTGGCCAAATATCTGCCGAGTCTGGTAAATCCATTGGTGCACCCATTAAATCCAAAAATTTCATTATATTTAATTTGGTATCAACTGAAGCCACCTTATCATCCAATTCCAAAACCACATGAAATGGAGTTTTTCCTGAATCAGATGCACTTCCTTTACCGGATTTTTCAATTATATTGTATTTATTTTTGTATTTATTGGCAAAATCTCTAATTTTGTCTATGTCTCCGCTTCGGATAGTCAAAAAAAATTGTTCGCGAATGTCATCTGGAACATTTTTTTCGGGATTATTTATAAAGATCCTGGGCTGATATTTTGACATTAATACAATTATAATTATTAACAATAAATTAATTTATTAAAGTATTACATAATATTGTTAATAATTATATTTGGTTCCAGATATTTAAATAATTATTACTAATAATATAAATAATGAATAAAGCAAATCGTACAGTATCACGTAGTTTAATATTTAGTGATCCATATCCAACATGTGACCAAATCAAAATAAAACAAAAAAACACTTTTGATTCAATTATTGCATCAGCAGCAAATATTGGTGCAATATTATCTAATACGATAGATAGTACATTTATAAATACACAAAAAGCTTCAATTGCTAATATGTATTTGGATTATGATCATGTTTCTGATACTACTGTAATAGAAAATCTATCAAAAAATTTAGTTCTTAGAACAAATACAATTCCTTTTGCGCTAGTTTCAAATAATGGTGATACTACAATTGCTAATAATCTTGATATTATAGGTAAAACCAAAATGACAGACTGTAATGTTAATGGTAATATTGAAGCAAATAATATTAATTTGCTTGGAGATTTAATATCTACTAATTTGCACGCAACTAATAATTTATCAACGGAAGGAAGTATAATATCTAAACATGCACATATACTCGGAAATACTAAAATTGGTGGACATTTAATAAGTGATGGAGGAATTTCAACAAATAATTTAGAGGTTACTGAAACATTTAAAACTAATATCATTGAAACACCTTGTATTTCTTCACAAAATAATTTAAATCTTGTGCCAGCCATTAATCGATCGGTAAATATACCAAATATTCGTTATAATACTAATATCGCTAATCCGCAAATAATTGGTCCAATCGAAATTAAATCATCTAAAATATTTATTGTAAATAGAAATATTATTTTGGAATCAGATGAATCATGTGATGGTATCGAAATAATTATTTACAATAAAAATATGGCGGGTAGTATTATTATCCGAAACATAACAAATATAATTATCAAACTAGATGCACAATGTGGTGTAAAATTAATCTATTTATTTTTGGTAAATAGATGGGCTAAAATTTAATAAATATATTTATCAAAAGATATTTATTAAATTCAACTACTTTAGAGTGCTGAACATCTGCTAAAGCTTTGTTCGGCCTGTGTATTTGGCGACAAAGCGACATTAGACCAATTTCCACCATTTTTATTCCACAAATCGTACCAACCCTGACTGCAAGCGGTATTCGGTGAGCATGTATTTTCCTTCAATAAATGGTTTCGCTCAGCTTTCATAAAAAGATCTCCATTTTTTTGCATAAATGTTCTAAATTCATTAGGACTCATGATTCCATTTAGTTTCCTCATACTTTCTGTTAATTCATTTGTTGAATTATAATATGTTAAAAATCTCCCATCAGACATAATAGCGGGACAACCATCATTATAAAAAATATTGTTAGAGCCACGATAACGATTGGAACAGATAGAACAACCTGAACCATGATCTATTTTTTGTCCAGATTGAAATTTATGTTTGCATGAAGGACATTGTCTAATACTATTAGCATCAAAACCACTAACAAAAACAAAATGACATGCTGGACATTCTTCTCTTGTATGTAAATTATTATTTTGTGATATTTTTTGTTGGTCCATAACTAGTTATCTATTGGAAGATGAGATTTTATACCATAAATTTTTATATTTTAATTACATAATTAAAATATATTATTATGTGTATTATTTTATTTTGATTATAACACCAGCACCACCAAACATATTTTACATATTTTTTTGTCCAAATTGTTTTTCTTTTTTAAAAGTTTTTTTTGATTTTCGTTTTTGTACAGATGAATTTTCCGGAATATCTGATAATACTGTTTCGGATGGCATATCCGCATAATGTATCGATTCTGAAATACTTCTAATGATATCCTGGTCTAGTTCACCATCATCATCTAATCCGTCTACTGAACAAATATTGTTTGATAATCCATTTAATATTTTTTGGTACTCATTTTTGCTGTTATAATTATCCATAGTATCCATAGTATCCATTTCGGATTTTTTTCCGACCAAATCTGTAAATTTAACATTTATAGTATCAGTGTAATCATCATACATGTCATTTATTTTTTTTTGACTTTGATCATTATTTTCAACAAAATCGGATAATTCACCAGGTTGCACATTGAATATTTTTTTATTTGATTGATCGGGTAACAATAAAATTTGTTTATTGAGTTGTTTTTCTTGATTTTCTTGTATTTGTTTCTGGAAAGATTGAGCATTTGTGGTCATATTTTTCTTTTTATTTTCTTCAATATTTTTCAAAAGTTCTCTGGCTTCCGTGTCAGAAAGATCAACATATTTGACACTCAAATTCCCATTTTTGACCATATCAGATTGATATGTTATTGATAACACGGGTGAATCATTTTTTTGATTCAATAATTTTTTTTTTGGTAAATATTCTGTAGCTTTTTTCTCAAGTTCAAACAGTTTTGCTTCGAGTGCCATAGTTTTTTGGTATGATGGTATAAAAAGTTTTTTAATACTAGAAATTTCATTGTAAAAATAGTATAATATCAACAAACAAACAACTGCGCCTATAATAATAAGATATTTGGTTGGAATCATCGTTATATATTTTATAGATTATAATAAACAATATTTTTAAACCAAATACTATATATTGGTTCTGTGAATAGTAGATTTAAATATGCTCGACAACATTATCACCGCTATCAAATTCCATTAATCCAGCTATATACGGGTTATTTACTGGATGAACACTGCGTCGTTTATTCATAATACAAATTGGTGGTGTTTCATAGGCTCTAAACCAATTTTCGGGTGGTAAATAAGTATATCCATATAATTGGGCTCCCAAAGGTACCGTATTAAAAGGATGTGTTGTGGTATAAACCATTTCATTTTGATATTTTGATTTGATTTTATTCATTGCATTTTTTTCATTATTTTTAATTTTTTGGTATTGTTCATCATCAAAATTTATTATTTCTTTGAGATCTTCAATGTCATCATTTTCATAATTGTTTTCATAATTGTTTTCAGCATACCCGGTTGATGGTGCTTGTAGTGGTGCTTCATTTAATGAATCTTCATTTAATGAATCTGTCTGAACCAATGGTGCGATAATAGATGAATTAATTTCTTGGAATCTTTCTATTTTTTGTTGGCATGTAAAATTTTGGCCACCAATAAAAATAACTAAAACCATTATACAAATAACTGCTAAAGCAATTTGAATATTTGTTAATTTTTCATTGGCGAATGCTTTTATTAAAAAATAAAATATGGCGGCTAAACCAATATATTTAATTGCATTTTGAAATGATAACATCTTATATTAATTAATACAGAGATATTTCTTAATTTTTTTTTTGTGGATAAATAGTGTTTAGACAATCATTCGCTCCTGGAATTGTACTTGTCAACGCGATTTCAATAAAATATCCCAAAGCAATAAATGCTGTAATTATAATAGTTATAGCTAATTTTTGCATATTTTTATCATTGTGTCCTGCAACCAGTGGATTTGATTGCCAAATTAAATCATTATAAATTGAATAAGCAACCACTGCAATAAGAGCTGATTGTAAACTACTTTGGGCGATTTTTCCAATATTAATCAAACATCTTTTGTATATCATTGTTATTAGTGTTACCATAAATTCAAAAATAAAAATACCAGTAAAAATATACAATTTCATTTTAATATAATTATTATCCCCAATTTGTGGTATGTTCAACATTAACAATGCATAAACAAATATAAATAGAATTATCAGATGAACAAATATATGCATCGATTTATATTATAAAAATGATATTTTATTGTTTATTTTTTTTGACCAATAAATATATTATAACAATTAACAAAATTATTACGATAAGATACATTGTTACTGAAATATATACATACGGTTTAATTTTTTGATTTATAATATTTGTAATAGGATCCACTATTTTATCGGTTAATTTTTCTCTAAAACTATCAGTTGCTAGCCTATCTAAAATAGAATTTAATATTCGATCAGTAATTGGGCCTATACCAGTATTAAATTTAAAATTATTGTCATGATCCACAGTATCGTTGGAAGACATTAAATTATATTTTCAGGTTAGATATTTAAATTAATTAACAATTAATAATTAATTACTTTAAATATCGGGTGAGAACAGTATTTCATCAGATTGTAGGTATCCATTATTAACTACTCTGTATTGATTAGCACTAGTTTTTCTTTTACGTGGTTTTGGTTTATCATCAGATGTGGTCGTATCAGCTACATTTGGGGCTTTATTATCCATGTCACTGGTATCTGAAGTTTCGCTATTGGATTTTCTTTTTTCATCATTGCGTTTTTTCCATTCTTCCCTTCTTTTGTCACCTTCTTCCTTCTTTTGACTCATGAGCCGTTTAATTTTATCCATATCAATTTTATCAAGTGCTGATTGTAATTTATTTTTATTTTCAAAAATACTTTCCATTTCTTTTATTTTAAGAGCATCATTTTCCCTATTTCGGAGTTCCGGATTATTTTCCTCGATGGTAATTTTAATGGCTGAACGATAAAATCTTGCCGTTTCTTCATCTACACCCAATAAATCCATAATTTTTTGTACAAATGATCTATAGATATCATCTACTTTGGTATCACGTTCACGTCTTGGCCTATCCTGATTATTATCGAACATACCAGGATAATCAAACATTTGTCTATTCTCAACAACGTCATATTCATCGTAGTCATCATCTTCATCATCATCAGATAATGTTCTCTTATTGGATGGATTTCTATCATTTGATGATGTTCTATCATTGGCCTCGAAATCCGTATCATTTTCGGTCGTATTAAAAATATCATCAAAATCATCTGTTTTCAAATCATTCGCAAAACTTTTTCTGTTATTCGATTTTCTGGGTTTTTTTCTTTTAATGTCTGGGCTATCTCTATCTGTTTGGGACCAATCCTCATCTCTTCCTCCAACCAGTCTTTCTTCTGCACGCCTATGTCTTTCGGTTCCTGTTAAATTATTTTCTTCTTTGATTAATCGTTTGAGTTCTTCTTGTATTTTTTTCTTTTTATTATTTGTATCGATTGTACGATTATTTCTTATGTTTTCATTGGTAAATCCCTCCGAACCGGTTCTTCTATATTTTCTCGACCCATTCATTCCTCCAAATAATTTATTGTGTTCATCCACAAGTTTTTCACGCTCTGTTCTTAATCTTCTTTCCTCCATTCTTAGATCTTCGCTATCTTTACCACCGATCAGGCGTTCATTTCTTAACCTTTCCTCGTTCAATTTGAGTTCATCCACCTGTTTTGTGTATTTTTCTCTTTCCTCTTCACGACCACCAATCATTCTCAATCCTGATTCATTGGTTCTTTTTGTATTAGTGTTTTTTTTACGTTCACTTGTTCGCATAGAATTATTATTTAACAATAATTCATTTTTTTTTTTAGTGACGAAAGAATTATTTTTATCTTCCGTCCAACTATCAATATCAGAAAAATAGTTACGTATTCTTCTTTTTCCAGAATATCCCCCGCTCTGGGAAGCTTGTGCGTTCTGTTGTTGACTCATAGCAGAAGTATTTGCATAATAATTAGTAATACTTTTAATAAATTCTATACCAACATTATTTGTGGACGGATTAAAATTTGTATTCGTATCGGCAAGTTTTGTTAAATTTTTTATATTTCTAGAAACAATTTCGTCAAGTTCTTTTTTATTAGTATCAATATCATACATAGATTTTGTGGATGTATCATTATTTATAATAATTCGATTATTTGCGTCTGGCACATCCGGATTGGCACCTAATGTATTAACCATGTAACTAATAAAATCTTGACCCATATCATTATTTTTTTTAATTGTTTCTAATGCTTTATGTATAGGTAATTCTAATTTTTTATTGGGTATATTAATTATATCGTATGTAATAGCATTTGGATTATAGCGTTGTATTAATTCGAAGACTGCTTTATCTAAATTTTTAGCAAGTAAATGAATAACCGTATCACCATCATTGTTAACGGTTTGTTTTAAATCACTAAAAGCCAATTTTTCATAATCTTTTTTCAAATAATTTTCTAACGCATCGCGCATATTTATTTGTGATAAATTATTTATGCCATTATTAGTATTTTCTTGCAGCATAATTAAAATTATATACTAACACTAGATATTTTTTATAAAAATCCAAATAACTTTTATAATAAATTATGATGATTTATATAATTACCAAACGAAGTTAAAAATAGTTGTAGGAAATTATAATTCGATAAATAATCAATATAGGTTTCAAAATATAATTATCTCAAATTAATAATATAAACATGGCCAATTTCAATACTAATATTTTATTAGCAATAGTTGCCGGAATTATTTTAATCCTAGTCATTTATTATTTGAGTAAAAATAATGATCAACCCATACCAAATAACGGTACAATTAGTAATGTTCAACATTTCACGACAACTACACAACAAAAAATACCAGCTGTGCGACAATCTATTAATAATCGTATGAGTGATCACATGAATGATGATATCAGTGATAGTATTGTAGATGAATTAGTTTCACGACACGATGTTGAGCGTACACCAATGGGGAACAATGATGATAACGAAATGTATAGTCCATCGGATCCAATGGCAAATCAATATGGGCCATTTGATGGATATGTCAAAAAAAGACAAATCAATATGAGAAAAATGGAATCGCCATATTGTGACGATGATGATTCTGGAGTTTTTTCTCACAAAAAGAAAAAATTCGTCAAAAGAACACCCAATGATATCGAAGATCTATTTGATATTCAGAAAATGTTACCCCAGGAAACTGAAGATTGGTTTGATACCGTACCATTACAAAGTACCAAAAAAATACAAGGCACACACTTACTTCATCCCAAAACACACATGGGAGTCAATACCGTCGGAAGCAGCTTAAAAAATGCTACACATGATATGCGTGGAGATGTACCGTGCCCAAAAATTTCAATTTCTCCTTGGGGAAATTCAACCATTGAACCTGATACCAATATGAGAGGTTTTTGTGGACCTGCTTAATATTTATTAAAAAAAAATATAATTTATTCAATAAATATTAATCTGTTATACTCCCAAAAAGTGCGGATAATTCATTGTTATTATTAATGACCCATTCGGTAAATTTTTCCTTTTTTAGTTTTGAAAAAATATCTGGATCATAAATCATTTTATCACCATCACAAAATGGCTTCAAAACACTTTCATAAATAGTATTGATTTGGTCCAAAATTATTCTTTTTTGGTTTTCTTTTTCAAATTCTGGATCAACTGCTTGTTCTTGACCATCGTTCATGTTATTAATTATTGATTATGAATTAATAATTAATGTTATTGTTTGTTTATATAATATTTTTTTTAGAAATTATTAATATTTGATGATGTATTGTATGCAAAATTTCTAAAAGAATTCAACATATTAGGTTTTATAACCAGATTCGCACTGTCATTCATTAACATTTCATTAAATAAATAATCTACAATAAAAATATTTTTGGAGGTATCTGTATACGAATATATTTCTTTCCAAGACGGATGCAATAAATTATATTCTTCTTCAGATATTCTATACGATAAATTATTCATGCATTTTTTTAACCAAAATTTACTGTTATTTATTCCTGGAATAGGTGGAAGTTGTATTATTTCATCCAAATCATAATTCCGTAATACAGATGCCCAAACAGATACATTAGTTGGTGAATCCGTAATTTTAACAAACATTTTCTGTTTTGGTATTATTTCATCCAAATCATAATTAATATTTATTGTTTTTATTTTGGAATTTTTAAAATTTAAACGAATATGATGCGAATCATTATCCACTTTATTTTTATTAAAATACAATTCTAAATCATACTCGGACATTGAATTCAATACATCAGAATCGAATGATTTATTTTTGGTCGATAAATCAATATTTTGTTCACATGGTAAATAAATAAATGTACTTAATCCAATTGGATAGATTGGCGTTTGTGCCCCCCTTGTGGGACTACTCTGTTTGTTATCAAGCACAACATAATATTCGCAATTGGTGTGTGGATCATTGTCATCAATAATTTTGACGTTTAATTTTGATAAAACATTAGATACGTTAATGGATTCATCTATATACTGTAATATTTTTTCTTCGTCAAGCATAATAATATTTGATAAAATATTTTTTGTGAATTCATACGATTTTTGAATATCTGTTTGATATTTAGCAAATTTTTCAGTTAGATGTGCAATAAAATTATCGTACTTTTTACATAATGCTTTAATTTTATCAATAAAATGATATTGTGTTACAGCATCAAGTATTTTCTTTGTTGATAATATTTTTTGACATTTTTTTAATAGTTGCGGTAATATTTTTTTATGAATAAATTCTAATTCGTTCAGCGCAATATGAATGGTAATACATTTTTTAGCATTGGATTCATTATCAATCATATTAGTAAAATTAAATTTTTGTTTAAATATTTTACCCTTGATTTGATTAACTTTTTCTATTGAATTTAAAATATTTATTTTTCTATTCAAACAAACATATTGTAAACGTATTCGATGTATGGTATAATAATCATACATTTGTTGAATATAAATAAATGGTAAAACCAAATTATCATTATCAAATAGTGATTTATTTTGGATTTGTACCGATTCATTTATGGATTTGTCCGAATTTGCAAATGTAGTAAAATTAAGTACTGTTTGTGGTTCTATTTTTTTATCCAAATTATTATTTAATGATGGAAAATCTTCGATACCATTCATTTTTGTTTTTTGTGTAATATTTTTTTGGTTATCGGTCACAATTGTTGCGAAAAATTCATCCAATGGACTGAATCTATTGTATTGCCTGTCTTCCTTTAACTGGTCTTCTAATTGTTGTCTGGTTGACGGTGATACATATTTTCCACTATTGAGAAAAGAAATTATTTCTGTACCTGATAAATTTGTTGGAATTTTAGAATTGGACATTTTTATTGAATAGGAAATTAATCGATGTGTTTATATTTTTATAGAGTTTGTACTCTTTATATTTTTATTATTTCTCATAATTATTTAAAATTATAATCAATAATTTATTTTATTGACGATGCAAATGAATGAAACCATTACTATTACATTGGGGGATCAAGCAGAAAATCATGTTGGTATGCAAAAACTGGGTAAACTAAGCGAAATAGGATTCTCTTTGGCTGATTTAATTACCGCCAGAGATTGGTTTGGTAGTCAAGGTGTTTCAACTGAACTAATTGATTTAAATTTTCCGCTTGGTAATTTGAATATTTATCCGGATGACGAAGCATATATTTTGGTTGTGCGACAAGGTATTGATTATTTATTGCAACCAACAAATTCTGCCACAGATTGTTTTTCCGAATTAAATTCATTAAATTGGGATAAACACGCTAGACACAATTTATGTTTCGGAAATATTAATCAGGAACCCAATTACACAAATGGGAAAGGAAGAATTGTTTCATTCAAAAATGTCCCATTATTAAAAAAAATAAAATACAAACTCTGTGAAATTCTTAATTTGGATTTATCTGATTTAGTTGCTGAAGGTAACTATTATTATGATATTACCAAATGTGGTATTGGTTATCACGGCGATAGCGAGAGGAAAAAAGTAATTGGAGTAAGATTTGGGGCATCAATTCCTTTGGTTTATCAATGGTTTTATCAATCCAATCCAATTGGGTCCGGAATCGAAATTAATTTGGATGGCGGTGACATTTATATTATGTCAGAAAAAGCTACTGGTAATGATTGGAAAAAGAAAAATATTTACACATTACGTCACGCAGCGGGTGCCGAAAAATTTCATAACATATAATTTAAATTTATTTATTAATATTATTTTATTGGTGACAATAAAATAATATTAATTGAATGTCTATTTTTTTTAAATATCTTGGTTTCCTTTGGTCCTCTTCAAATAATATCTCTCATTGATTGGACGTTTACTTTCGATTTTTTTGACTAATTGGTCAACCTTTTTCTCATCCCGAATGGCTTCCATTAAAGCATCTTTAATAATATCTTCTTTTATTGATCCTTTTGTTACTGATTTATGTCTGTATACACGACTTCTTATATTACCATCATCACCATGTACATCAATTTTGTTATCTTCCATACCCAATTTTGTTACCATTTTTATTATTAAATCCTCTTGTTGTTTTTTGGCATCTTTATATTTTTTTGTGCGTTCATTTAATGTTTTAATTTTGTCGTCATAATCTAACCAATCAACTATTTTCGCTTTTAATATTTCTTTCGTCTTGTCTGCTAATTTTATTTGTTTTGGCTGTACCTCAACTTCATCATCTTGGTCATATTCTTCCTCATAATATTGATTATTAGTGAATTCATTATCATCTTCCGGATAAAAATCATCAACTTCATCCACATCTATGTTAACATTTTCTATAAAATCATCGTTTTTTCTATGATTATGTGACCGATGTTTAGTTTTTGACCCATAAATATCATCATTTTTTTGGTGATGTCTAGATTTGTGTCTTGATTCATGAGTATTATTTTTTTTCTCATGTCTATTTTCATTTCTGGATTTATGTCTTGGTTCGTGTTTTAGTTCGTGTTTTAGTTCGTGTCTATTTTCATTTCTGGATTTATGACTTCGATCGTGTTTTGGTTCGTGTTTATCATTATTTTTTCGACTGTGTCTCGTTTCGTCGGATGTTTTATCATTACGAGATTTGTGTTTTTGAATACTTGTCTGTCTTTTTACCATGCTTATCTAAATTATAACACGAAAATTTTATATTTGAATAGAATTATATTTTTTTTATAAAAATCTGTACAAATCGAATCTTATTTCAAGACTCGGATTTATTGGTAGACCGAACATTGGAAGAAAAATTCTTGATGCATCCAATGGATTCAACCCAACAAAATTAAGCTTATAATACGGTAAATAAAAATAAACAAATCTGGATATTGGTTGGACAGGTAACCGATAATAATTATTATCATCTGAACTTGAATCACTGGTACTGCTTTCGTCATCGTCATCATCATCTTTATGGTGTCGTTTGTGTTTTCCACCAGTTTGTTTACCAAGTTTTTCCACGCTATTAATTAATTTTTTCTCAAGGTCCGGATTAAAATTTTTTTCTAATTTGACCAATTTGAAATCAACTGTTTCATCACCCCCTCTTTGTTCATCGATTCTAAAATGTGTTAAATCTTTTGTTTCCAAATTTTGAACTGTCATATAAAAATTATTAAGATGATTAGTGAAAAAATTTGACATTGTATTATATAATTTTTTACCGGCACTGAAAGAATTACTTGCTCGAACAACCGAATCCAATAATGGTCCTTCGATATACGGATTTATTAATCGATATGCATTTTTTGTAGACATCCTTATTATATATTAGTACAAAATATTTTTTACGCAGCTAGATAATTGATAAATTATTGGGTGTATAAAAATTAGTATATTCGCTATAAATTTTTTTATTACGTTTTTTACAATAAATTTATGGGAAAAATTGATATTTAAATGCTCATTAATAATAATCTGCGTTCTAAAAAACAAAATAATTTAAAGGATAAAAAACTATTACTATTTAAATGGCCAGAACATCCCTTGCAACAGGTTCAAAAATATCCAAAAATAAACCATCAATTAAGAAAAAAAATATAGAACCAAAAAAGGAAAATAAAAAGAACAATAAAAAGGAATTAAAAGAAATTCCAAATGATAACCAAAATAATAAAAAAAAAAATAATCGTGGAGATAATCGAATTTTAGAAGTAAAAACAACACAAACCGGTGCATTCAAACAAGTGATTGAAAGAATCGCTAATGTCATTTCTGATTGTAGTATTATGTTTGTTCAACCTGATGAATCATACAAAAATTCGGCCGATGATGATTATTATGAGGAAATTGATGAAGAAAACGAATCAAAAAATAAATCTAAAAAATCAAAAATAATTGCCAAAAAGAAAAATATTGATACAGATGATGATAATGATGAAGAAAATGATATTCCGAAAAAAAATAGAAAAACAACAAGAAAAACTGCGCGTAAAAAGGATGACGATGATGATGAAGACGAATCCGAAATTATTAATAAGAAAAAAACAACAACCAAAAAATCAGTTTCAAAAAGAAAAAATGTAGATACTGATGATGAAAGCGAAGAGGAAAATGAAATTAAACCTAAAAAAACATCAAACGCATCTACATCTGATAAAACAAAGAAAAAAAATACTGGCGGAATACGTATTCTCAGATTAACAGAAGATAAAAGTATTTTAATAAAATTAAATTTGGATGCTATTCATTTTGAACATTTTAGATGCGATGAACCTAAAATTACAATTGGAGTAGATATGCATATGTTACACGCACTTCTCAAAATGGTAAACGACGATGATCCAATTATATTGTATATGAATAGGGATAATCGAAGTGCATTATATATTAGAAGTTTGAATGAAAATAATGAAAGCACTGAGGAAACTGATATTGAAATTTATTTAATGGAAATTGGTAATCCAGAAATGCCAATACCCCAAACAGAATTCCAAAATAAAATTACAATGGCATCCGATAAATTTCATACTATTTGTAAACATCTCAATAATAATTCGACATTTGTAGAAATAACATCCATCAACAATGAAATTTTGTTTCGTGGTCAAAATGAAGGTGGTAAAGTAACCATGTCATACAAAGATATCAATTATAATAGCAAGAAAAAAGATAAACCAGATCAGGTAGTTCAAGGAGTATATGAATTACGGAATCTAATGGGTTTTAGTAAATGCAATAAACTTTGCAGCGCTATAGAAATTTATCTCAAAAATGATTTCCCGTTGGTACTTGTGATTTCAGTTGCTTCACTTGGTAAAATGTATGTATTTTTATCGCCAATCGAAAATGCTAATAATTAATTTTTAATTTTGGTTAAAATATCCCAAATTAAAAATTATTTTTCTTTTCTAATTTTTTCGTTTATTTGATCAATAGTATTTTGGTACTCTTCCATGGATCCACCTCTTGTCAATAATAAATTTATTATTTTGTTTTCGTTACATTTAATTTCTGTTTGCATGGTATTAACCATTAATTGCATTTTTCTGCTAGTAATTCCTATTCTGGTTTGTAATAATTCAATTTTTCTTTTATCATTATCCAGAAAATTTTTAATTTTAACCAATGAATCCATACTATCATCAGCATTCCAAATAAATTTTTCAATGTACAGAATGGAATCCATTGGCATTTCAGAAAATTTTATATTTTCGTGCATAATATAAATTAAATTGGATGCTACATTAAAATTACCAAAACATTTATCACACCACAAACCTTTTTTATGAATATCAAATTCGCATCCACCATCACAACACGAATTTGTAATTTTAATATTTGTTGGATGGTGTAAAAAATAATCAGAATAAAAATTACATTCATTAAAATCAACAAAATTATCATCAATCGGGCAAATAGCCAAACTATTTTTTTGGAATTTAGAAGATCCAACAATAATTATTGCATGATATTTAACAAATAATGAAGGTTTACCGTCACAAAATTCTACAAAATCGTCTGTTTCTACGGAAAATAAAAGACTTTGTTGTGGTGTATAATATGAACTGTCCGAACACAATGAATAATTATTTGTTGTCATTTCACTGGAATCTGTTGTTATTTGTCGGAAATTACCAAAAGTTGTATCAAATGATGTTAATTCATCGTAATATTTATCATAACCATTTTGATTTTGCATCTGAATAATTATTCAATATCATAATAATATTTTTTATAATAAACAAGCGTAATATTTTTTTTTAATCTAAGTATATATAGGCCATATGTATTCGAACTATAATCAAATAAAAAAATTAATTGTACTTTTAATTATTTTTGCAGTTGTATGGCAAATTTATAATTATACTTATCGGGCAAGGTATGGTGATTTTTTGGGTAATATGAAAATAGCGAATGTCCCGTATTCCGTCAAATGTTTTTTCGATGAACCAGGTTGCGATAAAGGCGATATTGATGGATGGGCTGTTGTTCATGGATTGATGTATTTTATTATTGGATTAATTGTTCCAAACCAATATTTATTAATTTTTGTTATTTCAATTGTGTTTGAAATAATTCAACCATATTTAGGTAACAATGCCAGATATATTTTAAATCCTCTTATTAATATGACCGGCTATACTATCGGATCTATACTGAGTCCCAGTGCAAATGTTTTTAAGGAAAAATATAAAATACTTGAAAATTAAAATTTAAAAATATAGGCTTGTGCCTTGAATATTCGATACATTATCAAATATCAAAAATTATAATACAATATAATACAATATAACAAAATATATTTTATTACTTTAATGATCCCCAAACTAATACATCGAATGTGGTTGGACAAAAATACATTAGATAATAATTATGCACCCGTAAAATATAACAAATTTATAGAATCTTTCGATATACACAATAAAGATTTTGCTGTAATATTCTGGAATATGAAAAAAGTCAAAAGATTATTTGACGATTATCCCAAAATTTCTAAATATAAAAATATTTGGCATAAACTCCCAAACCATATTCAAAAGTGTGATATGGCGAGATATATTATATTATATATATTTGGTGGTTTATACATTGATTTAGATTTTATGTGTTTCAAGAATTTATCTCCACTTTTGAACAAAGAACTTATATTAGTACGCGAACCAATAGAATTATCTGGTAGTGATAAAATTAAAATAAGTAATGCTTTTATTGGTTCAATACCCGGACATCCATTTTGGCCAGATTGGTTGGAATATATTTGTTTGTCTCTTCGTGCAAAATTTGCACGACTACCATTATTACTTGAAGGAACCCCATCAAATACAGTATTTAGCGATGTCATGGATACAACAGGACCCACCAATTTTGGACAATTTTTCATTAATAGCAAATATAAAAATACAGAATTGACAAATACCTGTGATATAATTCCCTTATCGTATTCGTATGGGGAACCAAATAAAATTGTTGCGGAATGTATACATAAAAATAATGGATCAAATATTATTACAGGTGATGACTATTATAAATATTTTGGCAATTATACACATACCAAATGGTTTGAAGGATCCGGTTGGATGAACGAAAAAAACAATAAAAATTCTAAAATAATTGAACAATTACCAAAAAATAATACTTATAAGATAGTTGGACAGCCATCAAACAACTTTTTTGATCAATTAAAATTTATTACTTTAATAGTTATCATAATAGTTTTATTATATTTTATGTTTTAATACTATCAAAAAATATAAAACCATTTTATATTTTTTGATTCATGAAATTATTAAGTTGTCTTATTGGAGAAAAATAAGATAAATAATAATCCGAATTTTACAATAGGTAGATAAAAAATTTATTTTTTATTAATATCTACGACTGTGGCTAGAAAAACCTCCACGATCTCTTCCATTGTAGGAATTTTTTTTGCTAGTATTAAGTTTATTCATTATACCTTCTCTGCCATAATCATTCTTTTTTTTATTTTGCGCGTACATCAAAGATTCATTTTTTATTTTTTCCAATAATTCCAATGGAAGAGAATTAACAAATTGATCACGTGTTCTATCACATTTACCATCCCATATTTTGATATATGTGTAGCTGTTATTACTACCGGATCCAGGATTATGGAAACTGTATGCATCAGAAATATATGAAACAGTAATACCATTAATATTTTGCATATCATACGCTAAAGTTTCCCCAAGCATATACAAAATAAATGTGGACCAAACATCATATCCTTTACAATGATTCATTTTTATTGTAAATGTACCACCATTCGAATTTTTCGGATCCTCCCATATTGGTTCAATACCTTTTCTCATAATAATATAATCATTGGCATCTAAATTTATTTTATTACTGTTCATAAAATCGATTTTAAGTTTCGGTTCAGTTTTTACTTCCATCAATTGGATGATATAAATTAAATCATTGATGGTATTAATGGTGCATAATTCCTTGTATGGTTTAGCTTGAAAATTTGGTCTGTTTGCCATTTTTTTGAAAAGTTGTTTGTCATAAAGATACAAAATCCATTGGTTTGGTAATTTAGTATTTAATGATATGCCAGATGGAATATCGATCAATTCTTCTTCTGTGATATTATTATTAGAACTATTGGTCTGCTCCAAAGAAGACAAGGTATCATTGCTGGTTATTGGTAATTGATCCATTGCTGCCTAAACTTAATTTATTATGTCCTTTTTATATCTCTTTTTTTTAAAGATGATAGGAATATCAATTTTTTTCATAAAATATTGAAACAAAAATTGTATAAGTAAATAATAATAGTTGTTCAATATATTCTAATTAACTATGAATTTTGAAAAAAAATTTAGTATTGTTGTGGCTACCAATAACGATTCTCTTATTGGTATCCGAGAATATGGCGAATATACATTACCATGGCCGATGATAAAAGAAGACATGGATTTTTTTAGGAGAATCACTTGTCAAACACATGAACCATCCCAAATTAATGCAATTATTATTGGCTACAACACTTGGTTGACTCTACCAAATATATATAAAAAAAACATCAAACGAAAAAATATCATTATTTCCAGATCTTTTTCCACAGATAAAATTACCGGAACAGAAAAATACGTCGAATCATTAGATGATGCATTATCATATGCTAGTACTATTAGTAATTTGGACAATATATACGTTATTGGTGGAGCCGCTATATACGATATTGCACTTGGTCATCCACTTTTAGATACAATCTATTTGACATATATTAAACATTCTTATCCAGCTGATAATGAAATAGAACAACAAATTTATTTTCCTTTAACACACACACATTTAAACGATTTTGTCGCTAATAATAGTTTAGTTTTAGCATCGGTGTCTGACAAATATAATGATATTGGTAAAAATATTTGTTTTAATTTTAAAAAATACGTTTGCACCGAAAAATTCAGAGAAATATATGCAGCAACAAAAAAAAATCAGAGAATTATTTATTCTAAACAATGTACTACATTAATTAATTCTGACAAAGATGATATTGGTGAATTTCAATATTTAACATTAATAAAAACTATCATGAGCAAAGGTATTTTCAAACAAACACGTAATGCTATTACTAAATCGATTTTTGGATATCAATTAAGATACGATCTCGCGGAAGGATACCCAATATCAACAGTTAAAAAATCTTATCCTAAAACCATTTTTGAAGAATTAATGTGGATGATAAGAGGACAAACCAATGTCAAGAAATTGCAGGAAAAAAATGTGCATATCTGGGATAAAAATTCAACCAAAGAATATTTAGAAAAATACAATTTGCCTTATGAAGAAGGAGATATTGGACCAGGTTATGGTTTTCAAATGAGATATTTTGGTGCAAAATATCTGGATTGCCATGCTGATTATCATGGACAGGGTGTCGATCAATTAAATGAATGTATTAATCTTATTAATAATGATCCGCATAGTAGAAGAATTATTATCGATTTATGGAATTGTGTTGATGTTCCTAAAATGTCACTTCCTGCTTGCCATATCAATTATAATTTTGGAGTGGATCTTTATGATAAACCATTAGCATCCGGAACTAAGGGTAAATTAAATTGTCACCTATTACAAAGAAGTTGGGATGTATTACTTGGTTGGAATACAACTACGGCTGCGTTATTAACATATCTTTTGGCACATCATTGTAATTTAAATCCGGGAATTCTTGTCCATAGTATCACCGATGCGCATCTTTATAAAGAGCATATTGATTCTGGAGCAATTAACAAACTTTTAAACAGACGCCCAAGAAAGTTCCCATCAATCAAATTCATCAAAAAACACGATTCTATTGAAAAATATGAATTTAATGATCTTGTTATTGAAAATTATTATCCGTGTCCTCCAATTATTGCTGGTATGATTGCCTAATAAAATATTATTGTACAATAATATTTTATTAAACAATTTTATAATAAATATTTTATCATCTCTTCATTTCTGCATCTAAATGCATCTCCCAAAAATATATTTTTTAACTTCTCATCAAAATTTGGATGTGTATCTATTAAATATTTAGCAATATCATTATGGTAATCTTTTATTGCCATAAATAAAAAAAGATCATTATCCATATGAATAATATCATTATCGATGCCCAATTCAACAAGCAGCTTTACCATTCCCAGTGAGCCAAATTCGATAGCCCGGAAAAAATACGCGAATTTATTATTATCTTTGCCGAAATCAATTCCATTTCTAACCAATAATTCGAACATATTATAATTATTAGCACTGGCTGCATAACTAAGTGCCATTGGTGCATAAATATTTAAATCTATGTCCAATGTTGTTATCCATTTAGCCATATCAATAAAATTTGAATTAGAACAAACGGATAAAATTTGTTCTAAATTCCCTCGGATTTCCAATCCAAAATTATACAATGTGTTCATAGCTTCCAATTGGTTATATACTGCGGCATATCTGTACAATAAATATCTTAATTCGTTCAAGGGAATTCCGGTATCGAGGAACAATTCAATTATTTTAGTACGACCATACATAACACTAATACACAATACTAAACTAAAATCAGTATCTGTTTGTTTATGTGCGATAAGCTTTTCAGCAATCAAAAAATAATTATATTCAATTGCTATTCTTAATAAAATACAATCATGACAAAATAAATCAAATTCGTGATTTGTTAAAACATCAATAAATTCTTGATAATTGTTCTCGGATTCAACAATTTCGATTATTTTGTCGATATCATAATTGTAACCCAATAATTCCGCAATTGTTTTACAGAATTTTTCAAAAGATTCATAGTGCAAAACGCCGTATTCAAAATCTAGTAATTTATAGTTCATGGTTCGGTTATTGTATACAGAAATATATTATATATATGTTTATATTTATGCCGAATACTTATTCCATTTTTCTTTTCATCCATTCACACATGTAATTGGAAAAAGGTACCGATTCTAATCTTGATCCGCATCCAATTTTAATTGTATATAAAATAAATTTTTTGGGATATGGTAATTCAAAAAGTGCTTTACAATTATCTTCGCCGCTAAGATTCCATGCATCATTATACTCAGCAGAATCTTTGGGATAGTTCCAAAAGCCACCATAACAATGACCATATCGATCCATTTTATACCATTCAGTACAACATTTATCATAAAACATTTCTGAAAATTCATCGTATGACAAATCAGTTGCATCGTTCCATTTTTTTTTCATTTTGATAAATAAATCATACTCGAATTTAACTCCAACAAATTTTTTAATTTCATAACCATTAATAATTTCATCGGGTAAAAATTGAATTGGTTTTTTATATGAATCATCTCCTGAACAATTTATCTTTTCGGTTAATATTTTTATTTCATCATCAAAAATTATATTCTGTTTACGATAGCAACCCATATCTAATAGTGACATATTTCCGGATGCTCTGAGATAATCATTTTGCAAATCTACGAAATATTTTTTCAAATCCATCAAATCATCTAGATTTCTTTCAAACACATCGCAATGAACACAATATAAATTTTGGTGGTAGTCCGGATATTCATCCAAATATTTTTCTCTATTAAAATCTTGTCCACTAAACCAAAATTTTAATGGAACATAAAGTTCGCTTGTTTCAATTTTACTCACACCTAAATCTTCCAAACCCTCGACAACGTTTTTTGATTCGTCTGGCTCTGCATCTAATTTTTTGACATATTTTTTTAAATTATTATTAATTGTGGAAAAACAATCCAAACCCTCGGGAACGTATATTGAGCATTTTGGTGGTATTACAACTGCTCCCGAATATTCTTTCGAATCATCGATAATAGGTTTTGATTTGTTATTATTATTATCCATAATGTTATTGATGGATAATAATATGTAATAACAGGTTTACATATTTATTTTTCAAATTTATTTGATTTGTGGAACTATTACGAATAAACTACAAAGAATCATTAAAATATTTTTGGGATCAACATTAACAGCATCATATATTTCATTTTTGGCAAAATTATCAATTAAAAATATTTTTTGTTTGGTATTAAATTTTGAAGCCATTACAATATTTTTAAGTTCTTCCAATAGATTAAATATTGTAATATTATTATCAACAACAACATCAGTAATTTCGTTAATACATTCTTTTAGAACAGTTTTACCGCCAGACAAATTCATTAATTTCTTAAATATATCGACGTTGACCTCCGGCATACAATGACCAGAAATTCTATAAATGTTATCAACAGTAATTTTTTTATTGACAGTTAGTTTAACATGTTGTAATGTATTTATGGCCGCTCTCATATCACCTTTTGATATTTTAATAATTGCGTCGATTGCATCTTTATCATATTTTATTTTTTCGATTACACAAATTTCTTCCAGACGCAGTTTCATATCTTCCACATTTAACGGTGCAAAACGGAAAAGCGCACATCTAGATTGTAACGCAATATTAATTTTATCAATATCATTACAAATTAAACAAAATCTCGTAGTGACACTATTTTTTTCAATAGTTTGTCTTAACATACCTTGTGCTTCTACTGTCATGGAATCAATTTCATCCAATATTACTAATTTAAAAATACCTCTTGTTTCCTGTGGTAAAAATATGCCATTTCGACTAGATACAAAATTTTTAATTTTTGTTCTAACTGTTTCAATACCACGTTCGTTTGATGCATTTAATTCTAAAATCATACAATCCGTATACTGTCCATATATTTCATTTGCGCAACATTTAATTGTTGATGTTTTACCAGAACCAGATGGACCAAAAAATAATAAATGCGGTAAAGTTTTCATTTCAATAAATTTTCTCAATGATAATATTATTTCCTGATGCGAAATAATATACTCTATCTGTTTTGGTCTATATTTTTCAACCCAAGGTAATTGTCTATTATTATCGACTTTTTTTGCCAATGTATTTTCATATGAAGCCATTAATTATTTAAAATAAGACAATATTATTATTTTAAATAGAAAACGTATTATTAATTATAAAATAAATTTCAATATTTATTTAAAACTGGGCTCATCATAACTTTTTATTCAAATGAGTAGATTCTAAGTATTATCGTATTTTTATTTTTTAATAACATAAACTGGATCATATGCAAAAAATTGGTAGGGTAATATTTTAAATACGTACGAATACATTTTTTGTGTGCGCAGTTGTAAGCCATTTGGTGCTGACCATGTAATATTTTCATTTGGAAGATAAAACGATTTGTCCATAATATTTTTAATTTTATAATCCCAAAATATTCTTGGCGAATTTTTTTCAATATCCAAAACATAAAGATCTCCACCGGATACTCGTTTAAGATTATCAATTGTCCAAGAAAGGTCTGTCGATGTTTTCTTTTTATTCGAAATAGTGCGATTGTCAACATCTATTAATTTTGTTCCATCTATATATTCTAAAGTTTGTGAAACAATAACAACCAAACTGTTAGTTTCTAATTTATCAATAATATCCACAATATCACCCGGAAAATCTTCTGCAGTATGCGAATTATTATTTGTATATGTAATAATTGTGCCATGATTTCTATCATTAAAAATAATAACAGGTTTTCCCGTTTCGCGTGATTTTAATTCAGCCAGTTTAAGTATTTGGTTTTTTCTTTTTTTTCTTACCGTTAACCTAAATAAATAATCCAAAAAAATTGGTATCATCAAAATTATTATTAAATAAATAATTACCAGTATTATTTTGCGAAATCCATCGCTCATTATTATATATACTAGGTTCGAAAACATTTAAAATGAATATTCCAATATATAAGTAATAAATGATCGATACTATTTTATCGAGTATATATGCAATAATGTATAGTTATTACAAATTATTCATTAAATTATTACAATCAATCATGATAAATATATTTTTAAAATTGTACAGTATATATCTTCCAATAAAAATCTTATTTTATAAATGGATTGGTCAATTAATGTTTGTTTATTATGTAAATGATATACAAAGAACAAATATTACTTTTAATTATTTCTTTAATTATAATTTAAAGAATTTTAAAAATGGTACCTATTATCTCAAGATACATAATGGTCATGGAACAAATCATTTCGCCTTCAATGGAGAATTATCGGATATCAAGAAAATATGCATAAAACAACCAACCGAAATTTTAATCAAACGAAAAAATATCATATTATTGGAAAATAATTTGCCACTTAATGTTGATTTAGAATTACTGGATAATTATAAAATTAACATGGAACATTTTGGATCAGCATCAGTAACAAATTTAAGTAAAATTTTAGCAATATTAGATTTAAAATGTAGCCATGTTGCAATAATTAAAACATATCCATTTAGTAAAACAATTTTAGAAATAAAAAACATAAATATTAATGATTTGTATACAACTTAAAAAATTGAAAAAAAATATATTATCAAAAAATAATGATACTCTGGATACAAATATTATTATTTTTTAATTAAATACATATGGAAATTGATCAGGATCAAGTACTAACAAATAATATGGATATTGGTGAGGAACAAATCTTAATAAATAATTTAAAAAGAAAAAGGAAAACTAAAAAAAATCGTTTATCTTTGGCAAAAAGAATAAAAATTTATAAAAGGTTGGAAGATATTTTTTTTCCGAATGAAATTATTTTTTCTATTATTGATGCAGTCGACAATAGTAAAAGTTTCTGGTCTTTTGCATTTACATGTCAGAATTGCTATCAATATTGCAAACAGTTATATAAAAAAAAAGAAATCATGTGTCGTGATAAAATTTTTATTTTAACATCCAGATATGAAAATCGATTGGTCGGATCGGCCATATATCACATTATGAGAAATGAAACGCCATACATATATAATATTAATTTAAATCACGCAGCAGCTAGAGAAGATATAATGAAATCCCTCGAAAATAAATTTACAATTGAAAAAATCACTGACGAACATTACAAATTAACAAATAATTTTGTCATAATTTATTGTAATTTTTTTATAACGAGTAGATTAATACCGATTACACAAATGATTACCGATATTGATTCAGTATCAATACCGGCACAATATATGTCGTCAATGTTATTTAGTCCTCCAGATCAAAAGAAAATAATGAATATTAATCAAAATTCATTTATTATTGATAATAATAAATATAACAGCACTCTTATAAATGAATTATTATGTGAAGAATTAAAATCAAGAATTGATTGCGATTTCGAAATAGAAAATATTAATACAAAAAAAATTATCAAAAATATTTATAATAAAAAATTTTCTGTTCCTCGAGATTCTATTTTTTTAAGCATAGCATACGAATTTGTAGCGCATTGTTTTTTAATTGAGAGGATACATCCATCTTTATGGAATATAACGTTTGATTCGGTTTCATTTTCTCATTGGAATATAAAAATTAAACCAAATATTATCAACAAATTAAAACATATCGAAAATTTAGTGGAAAATGGATGGACAGGTAATTATATTGATAAAAAATCACAAATAATAAAATTTCCACCCCATGAAACAAAAATTATATGTGAAATATGTTTGCAATCAGAAAATTCAATTTATTTTAAAACTGGAGATGAAATTATACAAGATCAACAACAAAATCAGAATTGTAATTGTACAATTAGAACATTTTGTTTAAAATGTTTTATAAATTTTATTGACAGAATATCTATTAATAATGTTAATGATTTATACTGCCAAAAATGCCAAAAAACTTTTTTATTTCCAGTCAAATACAAAAATTAATTAATTTTATCATTATTCAGTAAATAATAATAACATCAAATAATTCGATATTATTTTTTTATTAATACAATAATCGCGAATTAATTAAATTTCGATTATGATATCTTTTTCATTTGTTATATTTTTTTCACTTATTATATTTTTTTCACTTGTTATATTTTTTTCACTTGTTATATTTTTTTCACTTGTTATATTTTTTTCGCTTATTATATCTTTTTCACTTGTTATATTTTTTTCATTTGTTGGATTTTTTGATTCATTATCATTAATCGCATCATTTATTAAACCATTCGTTTTTACCATATTTTTGTCATGATATTGGTGAGTTTTTTCATCATATGTATCTGTTTCGTGTTTGCGTAATTCATTAAATATGCTTCTACCATAATATGTTTTGTATAAACATGCTGAAACAATAACATCGATAGCCATGAAAATGAAAAAATATTTATTTATTATTTTAAAAATTACTGATTTATTTTTGTACTCAAACGAAATTGCATATATGACGACATATAAAACTAAAGCAATAAATAATATTCTAACATTTCTCTGACCGTCGGTAAGTTTTTCATTTTTCCACAAAGATGATTGGTGTAATAAATAGTAAAACATTTATATTAAAAATTTATATATTGTTTATCAATAATAAATCACATACTTAATAATAGTATGAGCGTCCATATAAATATCTTCGCAGATCATCTAGGTGTCTAAAATTAGGAACTATTTTGACTCGGAAGATACTAGCTAATGTACTCAACTGTGCTATACTAACATCGGGTAAATAAACAATACATTCTGTTCCATTTTTAAAAGAAACTATACGTAATGCAAATTGTTCAGCCGGATAATCCGATAGTTTAATTGCTTCGAGGAAGTCCGTCCCGGAAATTTGGAAAAAGATACTTGACATTATATATTTTTATTCGAAAATAAATTTTATTATAAGGATTATAAATTTTTATAATAAAAATTGAAAAATTAATACACATAAATAAAATGCGACTAATATAAAATTTAAATCGATATTATTAATATACCTCGAGCATGGAACCCAGTAAAATCACTTATGCAAGGATAGTGGATACAATAGAGGCTATAACCCGAATTGATTTCAGTATCTACAACAACAATGATGTATTAAAAGACTCCGCTATAGCCGATCCTAATGGTATTACTATTGCTGAAATATACAATAATGGTGAACCTGTTCTGGGGGGTGCCGTTGATAAACGGCTAGGAGTCATTGAAAATAAAATGGAATGTGTAACATGTGGCGAAACGGCTTTAAATTGTCCAGGACATTTCGGTCATATTCGATTTGTGGATCCAGTTTTCCATATGGGATTTTTGTTGTGTCTCAAAAATATTTTAAGCTGTGTCTGTATTAAATGTAATAAATTGTTGGTTTACAAAAATGAAAACGAAATCGCCAAACTTTTAAAAAATAAACAAGGAAAACAACGATTTGCCGAAATTAGATCCATTTGTAAAAGTGTGACTCATTGTCAAAAAGAAAATTACGGATGTGGTACTCCTGCACACAAAATTTCAATTGACAAAAAATATGGTAACGTATTTTTGTTGGCGGAGGCTGTCAAAAAAAATGGTGATACGGATGAATCGGGTGATACCAGAAAACGCGCGCCACAAATTATTACGCCCCAGTTATGTTATGATATTTTAAAAGCTGTTTCAGATGAAGATTGTATGATTATGGGATTCGATCCAAAAAAATCGAGACCAGAAGATATGATTATTGTTAATTTTCCGGTACCGCCTGTACAGGTACGACCATCTATTAAAATGGAAATATTATCATCGTCGACTATAGATGATGATCTAACACATAAATTAGTTGATATTATTAAAAGTAATGAAAATTTAAAGGATACTAAAGGAGATGGATCATTGGTTAAATCGGCTAGTATCAATGATGATTTTATGTTATTACAATTTCACGTTGCAACATTTTTTGCAAATGATATATTAGGATTACCTAGATCGCAACAGAAAAATAAAAAAGTAACAAAATCCCTATCAGAAAGATTGAAAGGCAAAGAAGGCCGAATCAGAGGTAAACAAAATTGCTTCCAACAGGTAACTGCCAATTAAGTTGACTTAGATACTTAATTCGGGAAAAACAGTGTAACTAAGTCTTTAATATAATTACCTAGTCATCATTAAATATGATGGCAACATTGTCAAATTGCGGGAAACTTTTGTTAAAGTTCATCATACTTCTCAATATTATCGAAAGAAATATTGAAAACCTCGCGCAATGGCGTGGCTGTTCAGATATCAATAATTATAATAAAAAAAATAAATGAGCAAAAAATCAAAAAAAAACATTAGACCAAGCAAAAATATAATAAATTTGGTAGAATCCAGCGAAATTATAGTAGAAGGAATAATATACAAAATAACCAACACAATTAATAATAAAATTTATATTGGAAAAACGAAAACCCACTATGGTAACCAACCACATGACATTGAAAAAAGATTGCAGAATCATATCGCATCAGCATTACGTGGAAATTCTAAAAAACATGGATCTCCAGCTCTTTGTAATGCAATAGTAAAACACGGCAAAAAAAAATTCATAATCGAAGAAATTTTAAGATGTGATTTGGAAAGATGTTGATAATCATGAAATTGAACAAATTAAAACTCATGATTCAACAAATAGGAAAATAGGATACAATATTGCTCTTGGCGGAGGAGGTAGATCAGTAGTTAATGTATCCGAAGAAATAAGAAAAAAAATATCATCAAAAAAAGGAAAGAGTATGAATTTAAAGAAAATATTTAGGAAAGGCGATCATGTTGGTTACAGTGCAAGAAGAAGAGACAAAGGAAAATCATATCAAAAATGGTTTACTTCAACAAAATATACTCCAATAGAAAATAGAAAATTAGCGAAAGAATGGTTGGAAAATTTCCGTGAGAATGGAATAATTGGCGAAACTGACTATAATAAAGTGAGTGGTTTACCAAAACATATTTGCGAAATAAAAGAAAAAGGTAAACATGTTGGTTACGTTGTACGTTTTATCAAAAATGATAAAACAACTACAAAACGTTTTCAAAATAATACAATTCCCTTGGAAGAATTATTGGAAAAAGCAATCAAATTTAAAGAAGATTATTTAAACAAAGTAAAAATGGATGAATAAAGTAATTAAATTCAAAAAATATTATCTGAACAAAGTAAAAATTGATGAATAAGATGGGAAACTATCGCGAGACAATCCGCAGCCAAGCTTCTAAAATCCCAAAATAAGATCATGAAGAAGGTTCAGAGACTAGACGGCAGTGGGTTCATTCTAAAATAAGAATGGGCTTAAGGTATAGTCCACTAGTATAAATTGACCTAAAATATGTGAATACAAGTTCTGCGATAAAAACTTGTATAACATATCATGGACAGAGTTTACTAAGGAATTTGATGGGAAAACGTGTAGATTTATCAGCACGTACGGTTATTACGTCCGATCCTAATATAGCATTGAATGAGGTTGGTATTCCACTCATCATTGCGAAGAATCTCACATATCCAGAGATTGTAACCAAATATAATATTCAATATTTGCGCCAACTGGTAAAAAATGGACAAAGAATTTATCCAGGCGCTAACTTCGTTATTAAAAATATTATTGATGACGAAGGAAATGAAGCAAAACATGTATATCATCTAAAGTTTGCGGGTAGACCGGTACCCTTACATCCAGGTGATATTGTAGAAAGACATTTGATAGATGGAGACATGGTATTATTTAATCGCCAGCCTTCGTTGCACAAATTATCAATGATGGGTCATAGATGTCAAATTATTAATGATCCAAGTTTACTAACATTCCGAGTCAATGTTAGTGTTACAGAACCATATAATGCCGATTGGTACAGATCCACAATTCATCACGGATCGAAGTCGGCAACAGGTAGCTGCTTTAATGGTTGTTGGAACGCCATTAGAGGAAAACAGTGGAAGTCCAACTCTAGTTTTTTAAGATATGTTCTATTAAACTGGGTATATAACTATCTAGTCCGTTGTTATTATTTTAATTGATATAACATGGGCAACATTGTCAAAATGCGGGAAACCCCTAAAACCAGAACTACTAAGTGATTACAGTAATGTAATCATGGCTGAGAATAGAACTCAGATATAGTAAAAATGTTCTGGATGAAATATGTTTGATAAAATTGATTAGTTTAATATATTTATAAAAAAATTATTAATGGCTTGTTAGAAAAAATATATAAATGCCTAAGAAAGTAGTTTTGTTAAATGATCTTTATCCAGAATTGGATGAGGATATGAATGGAGAATTTTATAAAAAAGAAACGGAAGATACTGGAGTAGTTTATCGAATTGAAAATATTTATAATGGTAAATCATATATTGGTCGAACTTGTAGTTATGGTAGTAATGGAAGAAGAAAATGTGCTAAGTGTAGGTTTGTAGAACATTGGAATAAAAAAAGTCGTTGTGGTTCCAAATGTTATAATGATTGTCCAATATTTTACGAACCATTACGCAATTCAAATTTAGAAGATTGGTTTGTTTTTACATTGAAAGTTTGTGACAAAAAAGATCTGAAAAATTTAGAAACGGAATTCATCAAGTTATATAACACATCAGATCCCGAATATGGTTACAATTATTTTGTCGGAAACAACAAACCAAATAACGAACAACATTTAAAAACTTATCAAGATTCGAAAGCTAAAACTAATGCAAGCAGAGCATCCAATAGTGTTCTAAAAAGAACGGATACCAATAAAAAATTACCAACATATATTAGTTATTATTGCAATAAAAATGATGGTAAACTGGTTTGTGAAGGATATTTGGTTAGAATAAAAATTAATGGTAAACAATATCAGAAACGTTTTTTATCAACCGAATCTATGAAAATTAAACTTGCCAAAGCCATAAAACAATTGGAACTATTCAAAAAAGAAGCTCAAAATAAAAATACTGGGAGCAAAACAAATAAAAGAAAAAAGAAAATTTTACCAATGTATATCAGTCATTATACCAGTAAAAATGGTGTTGGTAATCCTACCGATGGATATATTGTTAGAATCAAGATAAACGGTAAACAATATCAGAAAAAATTCTTGGCCATGACAGTATCTATGGAAACAAAATTTGAGTTAGCCAAAAAACAAATAGAATTATTTAAAAAAGAAGCTGAAAAAGATACTAAAAATAAAATTCCAACAAAACAAATAAAAAAATTAATAGAAGTTTAATAAAAAAATAGCAATATATTAAAATTATCAAACAAATTGAAATGGGCAATCCGCAGCCAAGCTTCTTCACTAATGTATGAAGAAGAAGGTTCAGAGACTTGACGGCAGTGGGTTTTTAAATTATATTAAAAGCTTAAGGTAAAGTCCAATCCATTGTGAGAGCAATGGTATTAAAGTTCGATGGGGATAAACTTTTGTCCCAGCAGAAAATCCTAATTCTGCTAGTCATTTGATAGGCGCTACGGCAAAGCTTATCAAAAATGGCGACACACCTGGTTGCTGGAATATCCTGTTAAGTAGTAAGTACCAAGCGTTCCAAGGTAACACCTTGGCGTTAAGAACATATTGGAATGTTCGGGTGAAAATCTTGCTAATAGGGACGATCAGCAGGCGACAAGGCGAGTTCATTATTATATAACAATGAATTAGCTACGCGTCTCAACGACTGGTAAGGTGTGGGTCAAAACTAAAATTGTTTTGAGCCTAAGGTACAGTCTACGCCCGCCCGGAAGGGTGCCATTATCTAAATCCAATATGCCTTGGACGTAATAATGGGGATCGTTCTATTCTAAATAAATAGAGCACGATGGTCCGGTGTTTCGAGAAATGAATATTCACATTCCACAGTCTATACAAACTGTGACTGAGTTGAGATTAATTGCGAACGCTATTAAACGTTTCGTAACTCCGACAACAAGTAAAATAGCAATTGTTGCCAAACAAGATACTCTTATGGGTTCTTATGTACAAACATATGATGCAACCAGAATTGACTGGAAAGATGCCATGAATATTTTAATGACAACCAGTATTGGTATCAATAATACTATTCCAAAACACAAAGATTTATCGGGAAAATTTTTGTATTCAGAAATTATTCCGAAGGGCATTAATATTGCCCGATGGAAGGACAATGGTGATTTATTAATGAGAATTCACAATGGACAAATTACAGACGGTGTTTTTGGGAAACCGGAAATAGCATCGATTATCCAAAAAACATGGTTCCAATATGGAAGCAAAGAAACGCAAAATTTCATTGATGATTTGCAAAGAATGATACTACAATTTTTAATGCGATATGGATTCACTATTAGTATTGGTGATACAGTTATGCCACAAAAAGTTCATGATTCTATTAGCAAAATTGTTGAAACAAAAAGAAAGGAAGCTTTGGGTGCTATTACCGAATATGAAAATGATCCATATATTATGACAGCGGAAGCATTTGAGACGACAATGCGTACGACTCTACAGGCTGTGCAAGGTGATATTATTAATACTGTTATGAATAACTTTACCACAACCAATGGTATTTATATTGCGATATCATCCGGTTCATCTGGTGCAGATTTAAATGCTGGTCAAATAATGGGTGCTATTGGTCAAGTTATTGTTGAAGAAAAGAGAATACAAAAGAAATTCAATAATAGAACATTACCAACGTATCACCAGCATGATGATAGCGCATTTGCTAGAGGTTTTTGCCATAATTCATTTATTAGTGGTTTGAATCCAATGGAATTTTTCTTCCAAGTAATGGCTGGACGAGAAGGTATTATAAGCACAGCTATTAAAACAGCCGATAAACCATAAAATCATTGGGCGATTTTATTTGTGTCGGCAACAGGTAGCCGCTTTCAAGGTTGGGAAATTAAACTTGAAAGAAAAAACGGTGTAAATTTCTCCGGGTAACCGTATATAATTACCTAGTCTCATTAATTATCATATAATAAAATTAATGGGGCGACATTTCCAAATTGCAGGAAAGTCCTATTTGAACTCGAATGTACTAACCCTATGTTGAAAAATATAGGGGGCAATGATTAGAACATTGATAAAGTAAAAATCATTCGAGACATGCCCCGAAAGAGGCAATGGGATCACCCGCAGCCAAGGTCCTAAAATCTCAAAAAATGAGATCACCGGACAAGGTTCAGAGACTAGACGGAAGTGGGTTTGGCTTTTTGCCAAGCTTAAGGGATAGTCCACAGCGGAATGAAAGTTTCGCACTTCTATTAAGAAGGTTTTGTTTTGGGAGAAATATAATCCACCTTGTCTTCCATAAAAAGCGCACGCTTTTTTTTATGGAGCAGGTTGAGCTGGAGAATCGCGATGCGATTATCTAAGCTCTTACAAAACAAAAAGTAGCAGTCACCCTAAACCTAAACTATTCATTTACTATTAATGACAAGGTAAATGATGGCATGGTTAAAGACTGTGAACTGACAGGTTACATACAAAGAAAACTAATTAAAATTTTAGAAGATATCAAAGTAGAATATGATGGTACAGTTCGTAATGCGAACGACAAATTGATCCAATGTGTATATGGTGACAATGGTATCAATACTGAAAATCAAATTGAACAAAAAATTAACTTGGTTGCGGCTAATAATGAAACAATTCGCAAAAAATATGTTTATACGAAAGAAGAAATAGCCGAGCTTAGAAAGAAGCACAATATCAACGATAAATATACCGTAGAACTCAATGAAGCATTATACAAAAAATTGGTTGGTATGCGAGATCATATTAGACGAATACAAAAAGCTATTAATGTAAGTGCCGTTGCTATTAGGGAATTATATATGATGCCAGTTGATATAAATCAATTTATTATTAACATTATAAACCGCGATGATAGAAATACCGATGATATTGTTGATCCATATTATGTATTAGCTAGAATTAAAGATATGTATTCGGGTTCATACAATAAAATAATGAAATACAATGACGAAACATCTACTATTAAAAAGAAGGATGAACAACATATTAAATTGTTGTTTAAATTTTATTTGTATGATGTATTATCACCGAAAAAATGCACACACAAGTATAAATTAAGCAAGGCGGAATTCGATGAACTTATTGAATATTTCAGAAAAACTATAATGCTTGCCAAGGTTGAAGGTGGTGAAATGGTTGGATTTATTGGTGCACAAAGTATAGGTGAACCGGTAACACAAACGAATTTGAGATCTTTCCATAAATCTGGTACAGGTAAAACTGTAGCTGGTGGATTAGTTCGTGTTAAAGAACTTTTGAGTGTTACCAAAAATCTTAAAACACCTATCATGAAAATTATATTAGAGGATAAATATAAAAATGATAAAATTATTGCTAATAAAATTGCATCATTCCTCAAATATACTACTCTTATTGATGTAGTAGATACTGGTGAAATATATTATGATCCTGATCCATTTAGTAAATCCAGTATTATGACAAAAGATGGCGTTACCAATATATTCGAAGGTGGACAAGGTAAATCTGGATGCCAAACCGAAATACAGGGTTTACCATGGATTCTACGATTAGTTTTATCAAAGGAGAAAATGATCGAAAGAAATATCACAATGCTCGAAATAAAAACCAGTTTTTGTCATAATTGGGTAATGCGGTATGAGGATAGTAAAGGATCTAAAAAAGAGTACAAAAAGATTATTGAAAAAATATCACAAACAGCTGTTGTAACAAATTTTGATAATAGTGCTGTACCGATTGTACATATTCGGTTTGATGCGAATAATTATAATTTTAATACCTTGACCCAGTTTCTGGATATGGTTATTAATAAATACAAAATTAAAGGTATTAACAATATTACCGAAAGTAATACTATTGTTGAGGAGTCATATATTGATTATGATACCGAAGGTAATATTCTAAATAAAAAACAGTTTGTTGTTATTACAGAAGGAATAAATCTTAACGAAATTGCACAAATCAACGGAATCAACTTAGCAGAAACAATGTGTAATGATATTGTAATGATTTATGAAACATATGGTGTCGAAGCTGCTAGATCTGCCTTTATCAAAGAATTTACTTCCGCTATTGAAAGCACTGGTGGTCTTAGTAATTATCAACATGTTATAATTTTAGCTGATGCAATAACCCATATGGGAGGTTTAATTGCTGTTAACAGACACGGTACAAATAAATTGGATACAGATCCATTCTCGCGAGCATCGTTCGAGAAAACAGTGGAACAACTACTAGCAGCAGCAGCATTTGGCGAGGCAGATCATATTCGAAGTGTCTCAGCTAGAATAATGGTTGGAAGTCTAATTAATGGAGGTACTGGATGTTTCGATTTATTATTGGATCATATCAAAGTAAAGAAAACATTAGTACCCAAAAAAGAAATAGTTGAAACAACACTAGTGAAAAAGAAAACAACTATTGGTGATCTTATTAGAAAAAAGAAAGCCAAACAATCATAAGATAATCATAAGATAATCATAAAATAATTATTAATTAAAAAATTGATAATTATTTGTCATACATAAAAAAAGATTAAATAACCAACTATAAAAATTTTATCAAAATGAGTATTTCAAAAGTTAACCAAAAAATATTTGTCACTAAAGAAAAAAAAACTATTAATATTTATCGTATTAATTTTTATTCTAATAAATTTATTACTATTTCTTTGCCACAAGCTAACTGTGTTGATTTAGTAGATTATATTAATGAACAACATCGAATAAAACCAAAGTCAGAATTAAATGGAATGAAGATAGAACAAAAATTCGAAATATATATATCCGATGATGATAAAAAAAAATTCATACCAATCGTCAAGGATGTTCATAGTATGTTCAAAAAAAATTATCAAATTGATGATCCAGAAATTAATATTGGATACGGAAGATTCAAAAGTGTAGCCAATAATGATTTATATAAAATTAAGATAATGTTTGATAAATTTTCACAATATATTATTAATAAATATGATAAAAATAAATCCGTCAAGATACAAATCAATGGTCTTAGTATATTTAGTGTCGATGATAAATATTATGTTAATATTTTGGCACAAGATATTAAATTTGTCGCGGATAATTATGACCATCTTATTTTTAATCCTGACGAAATGGATAACTACCGAGCACCTATTTGTGAAATTAGTAAATTAAAGCAGAGTTACAAACCATATTTTATGTCTTTCGAAAAAAGTTTCAAAAATAAAAAGGTATCTGTTGATATTTAAAAAAATTGATTTAAAAAATCCTGATCATAAATACTTATTATCAAAATATTTTAATAATGGTGACAGAAATAATTTTAGATACTGAATCGACAAATATTTCTAATGTATGTGTATCCAAATTGATTACATCACCGCCCCAATCAATCGCATTTATAAAGTACAATAAAAAACAATTATTAACTGTTAAAACAGAGCCCATTCGTATTACATCCTACGGTATTCCACAATTGGATAAAAATGGAGCCCATTTTTATCCAATGGACAAACAACGTCACTTCATAAAAATACCATTAGATCCAGACCAAAATTCATGCATAAAATTAAAAAAATTATTGCAAAAAATGGATGAATATTTTGGTTCAAAACAATTCCGAAAAATATTATTTGGAACGAAATATTTTGATAAATATCAGTATCAGTTATCAGTTAGGACTAAACAAGCATATCCCGACTCGGATGATTATGATTCAGATGATGATGATTCGCCGCCTTCCAAAAACAAAAAAATATATCCTGATTATTGCAAAGTCGTATTTATGGGCGATAGAAATCAGATGAACATTTCTACAATTCTTACCAGATATAACAAAAATATACCAGTTAGAACAGTCACGGATATGGAACAATATGTAAAATGGGGATCAACCTATACATTTTGTATACATATATATAAAATTTGGGCTAATACGTCTCCAGTTCATGGTGCTACCAAGAAATTATATGGTTTAGGATTAAAAATGAAAGAAATTATTATCAGCCAGCCTTATATTCATTTTAGTCATTATATACCGGAATGTGACTTGGTTGGAATTAAACGTGTTTATAAAACATATATGGATGAGAAAAAAAATTCCATACAAAAATATTTAGAGATTGAAATTTAATTATATCAAACAATTGTTCAATGTGATTAAATTTAGAGCATTATTTCCAAATCAGGATATTTTTGCTTAACATCAGTTACCACGAATGATAGGCCCATGGCCATAATCCAAATTGGAATTTGATTTTGTGGGTTATCTGCCGCTTGAATCAATCTTTCCCATTCGGTAACAATATATTCTTGGAGTGCAAATATGGAATCATCATCATTTTTACTTTTACTAGCGGGCATTTTACCTTTACCTTTCCATATCATTTCTTTTTTCTGGAAAATTTTGAATCCGTGTAAGTTTGCATTAATAGTTTTAATGTTATTAGATACTAATTTTTCTGTTTCCTTAATAATTTTGTATAGTTTGGTTTTGTCATCAATTGATAATAACCAATTTTCTTCAAAATAAATGCTATGAATATGAAATTGTTTAAATAATTTTGTTAAACGATTTTTTAGTTTAAATTCAGAAGATAAATTGGATTCGTCTTCTTTAAACAAACCAATTTTAGTTTGATACAAATTAATTAACTCTTTTGCTCGTTCGATATCTTTGTCTGGAATTTGTTCCATCGTAATAGGATGGATAAAATTATTATCATTAATCATATTATATATGGTAAAAACTGTCAAACAACGAATTTTATCTTTTAAATCCACATATGAGAATAAATAATATTTGTTAACCAATGCTGGTACCTTAATACCATCTTTAATGGTCCATATTTCATCGAATGTGATTGGATCTTGTTGATCTTCAGAAACTGTTATATTTTGGAATACCGGACCAATGAGATCAGAAATTTTATCGCAATACTCATCATCATTTACCAATATCAGTAGTTTAATTTCTAAATCATCTTCGTTTTCTTTATAAGAATTTTCAATAGTACTAACTTTTTGTTCAAACATTGTTTTGGTGGCGCAAGAACGTTTAACTGGTGTTACTTGTTTAGTAACTGGTTGTTTTGATTTATCGGATTCGGATAAACACATTTTCCGAATAATAGAATTTGTTACAATTTTGGTTGGTTTCAATATTTGTTCATCCCGCTCAATTATATCATCGTCAATCAAATTAAAATCAACAATATTTTTTTGCGATAAATGTATTGAACAATATTTTTCTCCGTTCTTGGTTAGCATTAAACATCTAAGATGTGATTCCTCTGGACTCCGAATCGCGGCACACTTTTTTCTTTTGGTTTTATTTTTGGATTTATCATTGGCCGTAATCGAAATATTATCCGCAATTGGTTTTTTTTTTACAGCCGATACTTTATATCCTCCTGTCCCTGTTGCTTTAACAGGTGCTTTTTTTACATTCCCTGCTTTTACAGCCGGTTTTTTTGCAGCTGGTTTTTTTGCAGCCATTTTAGAAATCGAACTTTTGTAAAGACCGGACATTTATATCTCTTTTATAAAGTTGATATTTATATATGGCATATATAACAGAGTTATTTAAAAAATCAATTTTTTAAAAAAAATGGATAATCCTATTATTTATTACAGCATTATTACGGCATATTACGATATATATAATTTATTTGATCAAATATAAGATAAATTATATATAACCACATAAAGGTTTTATTTGTAAAAAAAATTGAAAAAATAAATGTATATTTAAAAAGCTGGTAATATTTCAACTTATCAAAATAATTAAATGGGAAAATCTGATAAAGCTTCTACAAAATCCGGTAAAGCTTCTGCAAAATCCGATACTAATAGTGACGAGGCATCAACATCAGCATCTAATTCTAAATCAAATACTGTAACACCAGTATATAGGTATAAGGAAATTAAATTTTCCGAGGTTGAGGTTTCA